AAAAAAGAATTATTAAAATTAGCGGTGTTATATAAAAAAGGCGTCAAGCGTACACGTTCAAACGGTACAACTTTTAAAATGAAAACAGATACTTACGAAATAAAAAACAACCAACTTAAAAATATTGAAAAATTATTTTACTATATGCCAAAATATTAAAATAAATTTTTAATTTAGCCAATAGAAAACAAAAACATAATGAAAACATTTCACGATTTTAATATTGACGTCGGCAATAAGTCAACCGGCAAAATCAAAACACAATGTCCACAATGCAGCACAACGCGAAAAAACAAACGCGATAAATGTTTGTCCGTTGATATTGACAAAGGTTTATTCAATTGTCACAATTGCGGTTGGGCCGGGACAACAAAATTTGAAAAGAAAAAAGAATACATTCGACCGCAAAAAATAAAAGTTAATTTAACGGACCGCGTTGTAAAGTGGTTTGCGAATAGAGGCATAACAGAACCAACACTTCAACATTGGAAAATCGGCGAATCATTGGAATATTTTCCACAAGTAAACGCCAAACGCCGCGCAATTAATTTTAATTATTACCGCGAAAACAATTTGGTGAATGTCAAATATCGTGACGGCCAAAAGAATTTTAAAATGGTTTCCGGCGCTGAATTAATATTTTACGGTTTAGACAATATTAAAACAATGGAAAAAATATACATTGTTGAAGGTGAAATCGACGCGTTGTCACTTCATGAAGCGGGCATCTATTCAGTTTGCAGCGTTCCAAATGGCGCATCAAAAGGAAATCAACGTTTGGAATATTTAGACAATTGTTTCCAATACTTTAAAGATAAAACCGAAATAATACTTTGCACCGACAACGACAATCCGGGAATCGAACTTCGCAATGAATTGTCACGACGCTTTGGTGCATATCGTTGTAAATATGTTGATTTTGGCGACTTTAAAGACGCAAACGAGATATTGACAACAAAAGGTGCTGAAGCGCTGCGAAACGTCATAAAAACGGCTAAAAACTTTCCATTAGAAGGTGTATTGAATATTGAAAACATTTGGGATAATGTTTTAAACTATAACGAAAACGGCGTCAAAAATTATTCAATAGGTTTACCAAATGCCGATACATATTTTAAAATGGAGTTAGGCCAATGGTCCGTTGTTACCGGAATACCTAATTCGGGTAAATCCGACGTAATGGACCAAATATGCTGCAATTTAGCGACGCGGTACGATATGCGCTGCGCTATGTTTGCGCCGGAATCATTTCCATATGAAGGCCACATTAAAAGAATTGCAAATAAATTAAACGAGGTTAATTGTAACAACGAACAACTAAACCAAACAAAAGATTTTATTCAAGACCATTTTTTTTGGGTCAAAATAGATTTGGAAAACTTAACGTTAAAAGGCATTTTAAACGCATTTAAAGAATTAGTATTTCAAAAAGGTATAAACGTTTGCGTGATTGATCCGTGGAATATGCTCGACCATTCAGCGCAAAAGGACCATTCATATATTGGGCGCGCATTGTCAGAAATAACACAATTTTGTCAACAGACAAATACACATTTGTTTTTAGTGGCTCACCCGCGCAAAATAGAATCTGAAAACGGTAAATATAAAAAACCGACATTGTATGACATCAGCGGTTCGGCCGATTTTTTTAATAAAGCATATAACGGTTTAATTGTTTTCGTTGCATTGGCGAACGCACAAAGTTTAAATCGGACGTTGTAAAAATATACGTTGAAAAGGTCAAAAGAAAAGAAAACGGACAATTGGGCGAATTCGATATTGCGCCCGATTTTAAAAACGGCGGCATATACAAAGACATTGACCTGGAAACAAAAAAATTTGAAGTAATAACAGACGATTTACCTTTTTAACTATGGCGAAAATACTCAATCCAACAAACCAACACCGAACCGCCGTACAATGGTGTTTGAAAAACGATATAAAGGTCGCAGTTCATCCAACAATAAAAGGTTTGCGCGTGCAAATTGACGAACGCGGCAAAAAAACATTGTCACCGCAAACGTACAATAAGGTTGAGGCCAACAATAAGTGTTGGGAAATATATTTGTATATTTACAAAAAATATTTCAAGAAATGCGCATAAATTTTAATACTATCATTTACCCAATTTACGGTTGTTTAATCGGCATTAATTATTGGGATTCTAAAATGGATCACGTTGTCATTGAATCCCCTATTGAAGACCAAAACGAACATTGTTTGGAGTTACATTTTTTTATTTTTGGTATTTCTTTTATTTGGTATTCCGAAAAGTAAATGCGTAAAATTGTCAGCGTTAAGGAAATAAAACAAACGCCGAACAACCCGCGTTTAATCAAAGACGCAAAATTCAAAAAACTTATTAAGTCAATAAAAGAGTTTCCGCAAATGTTGGAAATTCGACCTATTGTTGTTGACGAAACAATGACAATATTAGGCGGCAATATGCGTTTGCGTGCGTGCATGGCTGCGGGTTTGTTTGAGGTTCCAATATATATTCAAAAGGGTTTAACAGAGGCGCAAAAGCGAGAATTCATAATCAAAGACAATTCGGGGTTCGGTGAATGGGATTGGGATATTTTGGCGAATGAATGGGACGCCAAACAACTAATTGATTGGGGGGTTGATTTACCGGTGTTTGATTTACCTATTGACGATGAACAACCAAAAGAAAACGACGACGACAAAGATGTTTGCGAGTTGTGCGGAAAATAATTTTCGTAAAATTTTCGTAATTTTTTAAAAAATATTTTAAATTATGTGTTGTAATTGAAAAAAAAGTTTTACTTTTGGGGTATAGAAATTAATAAACCATTAAAAAAAAGAATATTATGACAACATTTGAAAACTTAAAACAATACAATACAAATAAATTTGTAAAAGAAAATCACGTTTTTATTGAAGGTGAAGGAACGTTTTATAAGACTATTGAAATTGCCAAAAAAGAATTCGATTCACGAAATTGTGTTGGAGTTTATTTAGAAACAAAAAAAATAAATGGTTTAAATGTTTACAGATATTTAAATCGAAACGTTTGGAATTAAAAAAAAAACCATGAAATTAAATTTTATATTCGGTGATATTCAAAGCCAATTAGATGACTTAACTAATGATGCAAAAAAAATAGACGATAGAAAACTATTAGAAAAACGTAAAATAATTTTAAACTATCTTGAAAATGACTATGAGCATTTAAAACCTTATTAAAACAACGGACGCGTTGGAATAATTCAAATAAGACAACCTTAACGAATTATTTAATTAAAACCTTTCAGAAATGAGAGGTTTTTTTTATGTCTTTTAATTTAATTAACTTTGCGTTATGCAAACAAAATCAGACATACTAAAAAACAATTTGATTGAAGCGTTGGAACAATCATTGGGAATTGTCACAACGGCTTGTAAAAAAGTAGGTTGCGCCCGGTCAACATTTTATGAATATTATAATAAAGATAAGGCGTTCAAATCAAAGGTTGATGAGTTGCAAAACTTTACTTTGGATTTTGTCGAATCACAATTGCACAAACAAATCAAAGACGGCAATACAACTGCAACAATATTTTATTTGAAAACAAAAGGAAAAAAACGCGGATTCGTTGAACGCCAGGAAATACAAATGGACGGTAATATCGAATCTAAAATCATTGAATGGACACCGGCAAAGGACAAATAAAAGAATTTTGCAACGTTCAATTTTATCAAACATTAAATTCAACGGCGCGAATTAAAGTACATCAAGGCGGAACACGTTCAGGGAAAACGTACGCCATTTGTCAATACTTAATTTATAAACTAACAACAACAAAAAAGCCTTTGACAATATCAATAGTGCGGAAAACATTACCGGCGTTAAAACGTTCCGTATTGCGTGATTTTGTTTCTATTGCCACAAAGTTAGGCGTTTACTATAAAGGCGAACACAACAAAGCCGAAAACGTATTTCGATACAATGGTTCAATGGTTCAATTCATTTCAACAGACGATCCGCAAAAGATACGAGGCGCCAAACACGACATTTGTTTTTTGAATGAGAGTAACGAATTAAACTTCGAAGATTTCCGACAATT